TTTACGTTGTGGCATGAAAGGGTACAGATTCAAACTAGTGAAAAGTCCCCCCAGTTTTGATGCAAGTGACTGCATCGTCATTTGTGCGGCATCTCCGCTACTTTGTAAAACTCTTACATTTGCGGCATCTGTCACAGTCGGAAGTTCATTTTCATACACGTCATTTCCTGTTGCAGCAACGGTAGCAAATGTTGAAGTTTCTGACAAAGCCATAACCATTCTTGTGGAAACCATGTCCACCATCTCATCCACTGTTACATTCTGTTCGTTACCGTCTTTATCAACAGCCTTAAAACCAACAATATTGTCTAAATTCAAATCACTCATAATATCCTAATTTTATAAAGTTCTTATATAATTTTTCCACGCTTTTGAAGTGCCGCCAACCGACTTGTACATCTTCTTTCTGCCGCCTTTTATTTTATACCGGGAAAGATTGTTCCTGTCATAGTTAACGGGGTAATCCGGATTGTCTTCGTTGGCATACGCCTCCATTTCGTATGAGATGGTATAATACGCCGAACTCGCAGGATGGCAGATAGGGTTTCCCTTAATCCACTCAACAAAATACCGCCAGTAGTATTTTACCCATGAGCCGACAGCCTGTGCCTGACGCAGGTGTATGGTTTCGTGAGTCATACTCTCCTTACCTGCATAGGTCTGCATGTACTTCTCTATGTTCTCTTTGTTCTCAATACGGTAGATCATCCGTCCGCACCACATCATGAAACGGTATCCCTTGAAAGGATAATGCTTCATGGAAAGCAACCGAGGAGTGTCAAAATCACCCGGCTTGCTTGAGAACAGCATCTTGATTAATTGCCATAATTCTTTCATAAGCATATCTTTTACTCAATTAAATCCATACGTGTTATATACCAATGGTTGTTAAAGGCCTTCATCTCCAAAATATAAGGCCTTGCCATCTGAATTTCTGTTTTATTGTTATATGCTCCCGCCAGTCCGCAGAAATAGTTCGTAGCCTTGTACTTGTCCGGGTTCTTAGCCACCCTTGATGTCATGTCTACTACAAACTCTAATCTCAATCCGTTCCATGATGATGCGGGAGGAAGGGTTATGGTTCCGCCAAGACCATCAGCGGAAAAGAATGTAGATCCCTGAGTGGATGGGTTCACGGTCATGTTACCTTCTGAATCAGCCAGACTATCCATATCGCTTCCCGGTGAATAGAGAAGATCTGCGGTGATAATACCCGACACTTTGACATTACTATCCGAATCCCACGATATGCCCCCATCAGCCAATTTCCCCGATCCGTCTTCTTTTATGAGTGTTTTACCACCACCCAATTTTATATACGCATCATTCTTCTTGCCGGATATCTCCATATTTCCATTCTGACTCTTCATCATGCCATTTTTATACATGAATCCGGCCACATTCGCACCATCGGCAAACAGGGTGTCAGTAGCGATATTCACAAACTTCTGCATGGCTTCCCAGTTCGAATCCCCGTTGGCTGATGTGGGTGCAGAGGTAACGGAAGCGCCGTAATTTTTTACAAGGAAATTATAATAAACTCCCCCTATCAGATATATGACCTTATCCCGGTAATCCGCATTCCAGACGTAAGTCTGTCCGGAAGCCCATACGCCTCTGTCACGGGGAAACGCCCCTGTTGCTCCTGTTGCTCCTATGGCTCCGTCTTTAGCAACCCCCACACCTTTTTCAGCGACAAAATTATTATTCCATGCGTTTGCGTCCGACGCGGATTTATAAGCCCGGACGGCGAACTGGGTGTATCCGGCTGTCGCAGGAACGGATATCTGATTGCTTAGGGTAGCACCTACATGCGCCAGCCAGCTTCCGTTGTATTTGCGTGCGACAAGATAGAATCTGTTCGTATCGCTCACATTACCGCCTATATTCTGTTTCATGGTAACAACAAATGCTGACGGTGACGGTGTGCCTGTTGACGTGAAGTTTATCGTGCTTACCGGGCTGTCAAGCCAGTACGAAGCGGACGGTTCGACACCGGAAGTCATTTCCTGCCAGTCGGAGTTGACAGCCTTGTCCGATCTCTTCCCGGAAAGTATGTAACCGCCATCCTTCTTCCTTAGATAACTTCCACCTCTCACACGAAGAAGCGGAAGTGGCGGATTGGAAGTCTGAACCTTGCTTAAGTAAGATCCTTCGGCAAACGATACTGTACTGTTCTTGGCATACGGAGTATTGGCGGATTCCCAATGACCGGCTGCTGTGATGCTCTCACCATCCTTTCCGTCACTGCCGTCCACAACCATCGGGACAGTCTCGACATCAACCGCCTGACCGTTCACGTAGAACACGAACTTCAAGCTACTGGTAAAATTACCGGAAGCCACCCCGACACCATCACCGATGGGAACCTCGGCCGCACCGTCACGACTGTACTTCAACTCCCCGTCCGTTGTGGCCGTAGTGACCGCACCGACTGTCTTCATACGCCGGCAGGATACCGAAGCTACACTGTAACCGCCGTTCTTGTTCTTGCTGACCATCGTGGCCGAAGTGACAAGGCTATAAATTACCGCATCGGAACCGTCCGCCCCGCCACGGACACCGGTTATCTTGAAAGTCAGTTCACGGGTATAGAGCTGCCCGTTCTTCATTGCAGCCAGTGTGATGGTGACCGTATTCTGTTCCGGAACCGACTTTCCGGCAGCGACGGATATCGCCACCGCTCCGGTGGCCTTGCTTGTGCTTGCCGTGAAACCGGCAGGCGTGCTGACTGTTAAAGTCTCAAGGGTGAGTTTCTCGGTACCGTACCACATGGATACATGGGTAGTCCATGACTGTGCGGAAGTAGTAACACCGGTACTGGTAAGAGCGACGCTCACCATCTCATTGTCAAGGTCGGCCATGATATTCGACTCCCCGTCCTTACTCCAACGGTGCACAGGGGCCGGAGTGCTCCATTCACTCCATACTCCATCACGCTTCACACGTTTGCACGCCCATTCCACCTGATGGTCTGCATCCACGCCAAGAAAATCATCTGTCCAGCCTTCCGGTATATAATCATCCTGCTGCTTCGAATCCGGCTTGTCAGGGGTAAGGCCGATGATGTTGGTACGGGTGTAGATCCACTCGTAACCTTTGCCGTCCTTACCGTCAGTCCCGTCTTTGACCATGACCATCCACAAACCATTCCGGTATATGTAAGTACAATGGTCAGCCGTATTTCGGTAGCTGTCACCCTCCTTGGGATTGGACGGATGGGATGCGAACTCACCCAAGAAGGTGATACTCTCACCTTTAAGTTCACGACCGTCCAGCAGCATCTCCCAGTCTTCATGCACGGTCCAGTCGGCTGATTTCCCGGCAAGGATATAACCGCCATCCTTTTTCTTTCGATAATTGCCGTTCCTGAACCTTGCAATTTTAATCGGAGGATTGGATGTTTTCACCTTGGAGATAAAAACACAGCCCGCCAAAGTGACCATGGTATTGACCTCGTATGGGGTCTTAGAGGATTCCCAATGACCGCCACCTATTACAGACAGTCCCGGATCACCCTTGTCACCTTTGGCGGCTGATACAAGCCAGTCCGGATTGTTTTCGGATGGCTCGGAAGTAGTGCCCTTGTCATTGACGCACAACCATGTGGAACCGTTATGGGGCACACGGGAATAATACGCATACTTCCTGCCCGGCTCCCAGCTAGGGAAGTCGATAGGAACGCGGACTGTGCTACCGGTAATTTCATCAATTTGAAAAATCAATCCCGTCATGATGATATCCTGCAATACTGCCGAGAACCTGTCGCAGTTGATCCCGTTGATGGTCATACCCTTCTTCTTGCCGAACCAGCTCTTCATCTGTGCCGGCTCCGGGTCCCAGGTGTTGGCATTGTCAACAAGGGTGATGCAGCAGTTACCGTCACGCACGTCTATGATGATATAAGTCTGACGCTCCTTGTCGGTGAAGTTCCCCGTCTGTCCGAGACGCATCTCGTTATGGGGAACGAACTCATATCCGGGACGCGGAACCATCACGAATGTCTTCTCGTCGTAATCTGCGGAAGTGATACGGTACTGTATTTTCCGGAAACCAATAAAGTCACCGGTAGTGACGCTTTTGTCATGCCAGAAGCCTAGGAGGATATCGTCCGGCTTCTGTCCCAGCGGTACACCATCCTCCAGATCAGGGATGACAGTATAGCTGCCGTCACTATTGGCGACAAAGCTTTTTATCTTCAGCCCTCCGCCGGGACTTATAGTATTATATCCTTCAAAATAGGTCTGACGGTTGAAACGAAGTTCTGGTACACTCAGAGAGCTGCGCAGGACCAAAGCCTCCAGCTCGGCACGGGCGTCCTCACCGATGTAACCTCCAGAAACACCGGTAACGAAATCACCGAACTTGGCGTATTTCTTGATGACGGTTCCGCCCAACAGGGATAATAGGAAACCGGTGCGTTCCTCCGTATCCTTGCGCATGAACATGATCAGCGAGCGCAATGCGGAATACACGTTATGGTCTGTTGCTGGGGTGGAGTCGTGGCTTCCGATCACATACACACCGCTGCCACCACCGCCCGTATAGGTCTGTCCCTTCAGGGTAAGGCTCTCAACCTTTTCCTCCAGCTCCCCGATACGGGAATAGGCGGCGGTTTCCCCGACAGTATAAACAGGTGAGTCAAAGGAATAATCAAGATTGAATTCAAATCCGATAACCCTTGACTGTCTTCCGTTCTCGAAATAAGCCTTGTTGATAAGGTTGACCTTTTGACCGATGCTATAGAAATTATGAACGCCATCCTCACGGTATGCGTCATTTGACATCATCGTGCAGCCATAGGTACTCGGGTCTATCTTGGATTTGGCAGCGTACTTTTCAGTCTTTTCCTTCAACTCCTGCTCGGCGGCACCCACAAGCCCCAGCTCGGTTATTTTCGTACTGTCCCAGCCGGAAAGCACATATTCATCTCCATCCTGGGGAAAGAGCACATCACCGGGAAGCGGTCTGCCATAGTCCTCATTCCTGACTATCTCCCAAAGCTGTGCCTCAGGGTTCCATCCGCCATCCTCCAATTTCTCCGGCTTTCCCTCAGGATTGAACTTCACGGCAAACTCCAAACCGTTGAGAAGCCCGGATGCGAAACGTATCCTCAGCTCCTGACCGGGGAGGATATATTTCTCGGAAAAGTTAACACCCGTGTCCCTAAAGCGGTAGGCATTCCATTTTTCCTCGGTGGTTGTGCCGTCCTCATTCTCCACCTTGTCCGTCACTTCGATAGTGGTGACATCCGACATGATGCCTGTTCTTCGAGGATAGACTTCATCGAAGATAACCACCTGCTCGACGGCTTCCTCGGTAGTCATATTAGGATAAGCGTCAATGTAAGGAGTGCCTTCGGGAAGCATTAAGCGTTTTTGCACCACGCCGTTCACAACCACGGTCTCGTCAACCGGACGGTAGTCAGATGGGATATTCTTTGTTGAACCAAAAGCGTAGATACGGGTGGCATAAGTGGACTGGGATTCTGACTGTGACATTTCCTGCACGTTTTTCCCGATTTCGAAATCCACCGCATCGCCAGACTCACAACGTCCGAAATGGATGATGTTTTCAGTCACCCAACATTCGCAATCCCATTTCTTCGCCATCTCAAAACAAGCGTCAAGGATGTTGATGTTATCGTAACTCATCAACTGGGACTTGTTTTCGACTGTGGAATCAATGGAGAAAACAAAATCCTGTCCTTTGTATGTGTAACCAAGAGCTTTCAAATTTCTAAGGACTATACCGGCTTGTACGTCAAGCGGAGCGGTCAGGTTCCAGGACGCCTCCTGTCCGGTCGTCTCCGGGGTATATTTGAAGATTTTGTTTTTCCATTTCCAGTAGTAGGCGTCAAGTCTTAATTCGTAATCGTAGCCGGCGGTATTGGTGTTGAATGCGGGCTTCTGCAAGTCGCACACCTCGAACAATCCGAAGTTACATTCCACGTATGAGCCAAGTTTGAAATATATGGGATTCTCTAAGGAGAACTTTAACATGATGTAGTCCTCCTTCATCAGAGTGAACTTACGCTTGCAGCCTTCATTGATCAAAGTTGTAAGCAGGATAGCACCGGATATGTCTTTGATGTCGATTTGTTCCATGTCTTCAAAGTTCGGGGATAAAAAAAAGAGTGCCCAATTTTGAGCACTCACATACACGACAATAAAACCAATGTCGTGAATTAGCTTCTGTTTGCCGGATTTGGCTCGTTAAACTTGGCTGAAATTTTTCCGAAAGTTCGGTCTAAACTCTGTGCGTAAGTGACACTCTTGCCAGTATAAATAAGATGGTAAACCTCGCTACTATTAGCAGGAATCTGAATATCAACCACACCTTTATACAGCTCATCAAAGAAAGCTTTCTTCTTTGCTTGATAATCAGACTGAGAATTACCCTCGATAGTGAACGAAAGAGTTATTTCCCTCTCATCGACTTTAGGATTATTGATTATTACCCGTTTCCCATGTTCAAGTCGGCTTTTGTTCTCAATAAAATCCTTCATGGGAGCGGATGCCCCAATAACATCAAGAAACCCCTCTCCCATTCTCACGCCCCATGTTGTATAAGCGTTTTCGCCATTAATTAATAATTCATTCATAAACTATAATTTTGCTGTATTCTTTTTAACCTCTGCTATATCTCTTTGCATCTGTTGAATAGGTTTGACGATTGCCCCTGTATTTTCTGAAATCTGTACCAATTCAAGATAGGATTGCGCTATCAAATCCCGCGTATCATCAGCAATATTTCTTGTTTCCGTATTTATGGAAAGTAGAGCATCTGCTTTTACTGTTAGTAAATTAAGCGATTGAGATTGAATGATATTTTGATTCTTTATCTCTTCTCCTGCAATCTGCAATGCTGTAAACCTACCGTTCAACTCTTCGCCAGTATCTTGACTCATTGCCTGAAAACCTCTTGATGAAGAAGATTGGGAATAGGACTCCTGTGAAATCTTGTCATATCCGGTTGCTGCGGCAAGCTCGTCACGGAGCTTCATGGCTTCGTCCACATAACCCATGTATTCATCCATCAGCTCCTTACGCTCATTATTATCAAGCGTACCATCATCCTTCATGGCTTCACCGAATTTATCATACCATGTCCTCAGTTTGTCACTAAACTGTTCACCGATGGCATTTGACAGCATCGCCTGCATGAAATATTTGGATATGTCATCAGCAAAATCCTCCGCACTCTTCTCCATATCCATCAGACTGCTTATAAAACTGTCATACATGGAATCGAATGACATTCCGATCAGGCCCTCATAAAGACTGTCGGTCAGTTCTTCCAGTTTTCCTGCCTGCTCTATATAATCATCCAGCTTGTCGGTAACACGCTCACCGTAACCTCCCTTACCGGAAGATTCCATGATATCCCATAACCATACGTCCGACCGTAGAGCCTTCATCTGTTCGGGGGTCAGATTCCACAAGGAATCGGTGCCGGAGAAATCCTGCATGCCGGTAGCTTTTCTTGCGTGTTCCAGCATTTCATCCGTCCATTTCAGATAATGCTGCCAGCTGCCATGGCTCTTATGATATCCGGCTTGCTCCTTTGCTATTTGCAGATAGTTTTTATTGACTTCCTCCTGATACTTTACAGCTTCCCTGTAAGATTCAACCGATTTCATTCCCTTGCTTGCCTTCATCTCGTCAGTCAGATCCTCGATGGCCGTTTGCAAAGTTTCATTCCTGTCCGTCAGCCTGTCTATCGTTTCCTGTACTTCCTTGGCGTTTCCACCTATTCCAAACAGGGAGTTGAAGCCTCCGAATGAGATTGCGTTCAGGATGTTTCCTATGCCGTTCCTCAATGACTTGCCGATTGTGACAAACAAATCCCCTGACAAGACATCACCGATAATTCCACTGACAGCGTTCAGAACAGCATCAAGCAGACCACCGACAAGATCACTTAATCCGTCTTTGAGTACGTCAATGATGGACAGAATCCATCCGACAATGGGGACCTCCTTAAGAGATTCTGACGTTTTTCCTATGACTTCCTTGAATCCGTTCACGGTTTTGATAATTCCGCTATATGCGTTATACAATCCACCGGATGAAATCTGCTGCAAGCCTCCCAATAAATTTTCCATGCTTGCTTTCAATATGGTGGCAGTATCAGTCACATTACGCTGGGCCTGATTGGCGATATCAGTCTGTGTCTTCACATTGGCGGATGCAATGTCAGCATTCTGCCGTGCTGTTTCAAGAGCGTTTGCTGCGGCTTGTTTCTCACTTTCCGTTCCGCCCTTCTGCGCTTTGGTGTAATCATCCTGTGATTTCTTTAGTCTTTCCAAAGCAGCTGTTTCAATCCCTATGGCACTGATACGATTCTGTTCTGCTATTTGATAGGCTTTTACATCCTCTCCAAGTTTCTTGAAGTTGACTCCACTTGTACCACCCAAAGACTTTTCCATCTGGCTGATGGCGTCAATCAATGATTTCTGGCTTGCCTGATCGGAGTTCTTGAACTTGTCAGTCCGTACATATTTTTTCGCTTCGTCCAAGGCGGGCTTTATCATGTCGGAAAACATGGAACCAAACTCACCGAACACAGTAACCCAATCTATATTGGCTTTTATGGCTTCTGTTTCCTTGTTCTGTATGGCAACATCACGTTGTTTCTCCAGTAACTTTACTTGTGCACTATTAACACCGTTTTCTTCCTGTGCTTTCCTTATTTTTTCCGCATACTCTTGGGCGATAGCCAATTTCTGCTGCTGGAACGTGCCATATTCTTTCAAGTAGTCGTTCAAAGCCTGTTGTTCGGCTTTCAGCTGTCCTTCAGTTACATCGGAAATATCTTTATCTCTCATACTTTCGGCATTGGTATAAGCTTCTGAAATTTTCTGTGCCTGCTTGTCGGTCAGCTTACCGTTACCGGCTTTGCTCCATTCTTCCTCCTGTTTTCTTATCGCATCAATCTGTTTCTGATAATCAAGGTCAATCTGTTTCAACTTCTTTTCCGTGCCTTCTCTCATCAGGTTGATTTCATCCTGTTGGTTCTGACGGTGAAGTGAAAGAAGTTGTTCGGCTGTCTTTTTTTGTTCTTTTTTTTGCTTTTCAGCAGCTTTTTCCTGCTTGGTCAAAGAACTACCAGTAATACCGCCCAAATTTTTATAGGCTTTTTCAGTTGTTTCTACTCGTTTCTTAGCTTCTTCATACAGCTTTGAAGTAAACTTGGATTTATCCTTTTCTATTTCAGAAAGTTTCTTCTTAGCATCATCCCAGTCTTTCTTCGCTTTCTCATAATCCTGCTTGTAAGTAGTAGGGGATTTCTTTTTAGCCAACGCTCCATTAATTGAAGAAATAACACTTTCTAAATCTCCACCTTTAACCATCATCCCGTTTACAACAAAACCATTGCGTTTGGATGCAGACGATTGAGCAAGTTTCAATTCCGTTTCAAGCTTCTCCTTAGAATAGTTTTTAAGATTGGATTTGTAAGCGGAAATATTATCATCGAACATGTCTTTCTGATACTTTTTTAAAAGTTTAGAGTTTTTCTCCATTTGCTCACGCACCTGTACGTATGACTGATTACCAGAAAACATTTTCCATATTTCTTTATCGGAATCAGACATATTCTTCCGTAAATCAGGATTATCAAATAGCTGCAAATATCTCCGTTGGTTAGTAATCGTTTGTTTTAGAGCATTATAATCATCTCTCCTGCCTTGAACAGAACGCCTTGAATCTTCTTCGTTTATTTTTTGCTTCAACTTTAAGATATCCTCCAACTTTAGCTTTTCAATATCGTATTGTTCGAAAATTTTAGGATATTCTTTACGAAGTTCTTCTAATGATTTTTGCCGAGTAAGAGTAGCCAAACTCTCATCACGAGCAGCCGTTAATAATTCTTCGATTTTCAGCTTGTGTTCCTGTTCTTTTTTAAATGCTGCATCTTTAATGCCGTTATATTCTTTTTGAGCACGGGCGGCAGCAGTTGTACTATCAGACATTGCCCACATTGTAGTAGCAAGCCCACCGATAACGACAGTTAAAGCTACATAAGGATTGGTAAGCATTGCAGCGTTTAAAGCTAACTGCGCTTTTCGTGCCAATAAACGGGCATTGGTAAGTCCAATCTCCACAAGAGTATGTTTACTTTCGGCAGCAGTAACAAGCATCACTGCGGTCCGGTATGTACCATAAGTAACCACTAATCCAGCCAAGATCTTACCTACTGTTTCATAATTCTGAATCAACGAAGTTGTCATTTGAATACCGTCCATGATAACACTTTCCGACTTTGTTCCCAATTCGTTAAACACGGAATCCAAAGCATCCTGCATCATAGACAACTGACCATTGATAGTCTTTGAGGCATTCTCAGACATATTATAGAACTTACCACCTGCGGAAGTTGCATCAATGAATGCCTGTTGAACCATTTCAGCGGAAACAGCACCTTTGGACATTTCATCTTTCAAAGTTGCGATAGATTTTCCGGTCTTTTCGGAGATAATCTGTAACGGGTTGAATCCAGCGTTTATCATTTGATTCAAATCCTGCCCCATAAGTTTACCCGCTGCTGACATCTGTGAAAATGCCAAAGTTAGCGAATTGAACTTACTGGATTCCCCCATAGAAATATCACTAATGGCTTTCAAGTATTTGATAGTGTCTTCTGCTTGTATGTTAAATCCAAGCATCATCTTTTCTGCTCCAACCATATCTGACATAGTAAGTGGAGAAATCTTAGCCAGCTCCTTGATTTGCGGAATCAGTTGCCCTGCCATATCCTTTCCAACCATAGTCTCAATAGCGGTCTGCATGGATTGAAATTCGCCACGAACACGAATCATACTTGACAAGAATTCTTTGATTGAATAACCTCCCAGCAGTTTCTTACCCATATTAGACATGGCTTGTTCCACCTGCTTAGTTACATCTACATTTTTTTCACCATCTTGCCGATACAAAGCATATTCATCGCGGAGCTTCTTTACTGACAAGCGGGCGTTAGCCTGTTCCTGGGTAAGGTTAAATAAAGAACTTTTTTGCTCTTTCAATTTTTCATTTGTAGACCTTATTTTAGCTTCTAAGGAAGAAGTATCACCATCCTGTTTTAATGCTTCACGATACTTGTCTTTAAGACCGGACAATTCATTTTTCAATTGTTGGATAGTTCCACGTTGAAATGTTATTTTTTCCGACAATCCATTCACGACCTGAGAAGCATCGAAGATTTTCCTTTTGAATCCCGTTTCCATCTCCGCTCCAGCTTTGGCTGCATTAGTCACCAACTCATCCAATCTTTGGTTGGATGCAGCAAGTTGGGCATTCAAAGCCTTGAAAGCAGCAGGAGTCTGCGTGCCATCCATGCTCATTAACTCCTGCTTTAATTTTGCAATTTCATTACGAAGTCTTACAACTTCTTCCCAGTCACTACCTATCTTAAAATATAATTTTGACATATCTATTTCTTTTTCCTACGATTAGCCAATTCCTTACCACTGATTCTATTCACCTTCTGACCACCATATACTGCGCGTAATTTATCCCGTTGCATCATCAGCAGATTCCGATAAGGGATAATCTCAAACACTTCTGTATAACTCAGATGCAGCGTGTCAATCAAATGGGCTATCTGCCCGAAGAACGTTGTGTTTCCTACTGTTTCGGTCTTGCTGCCAGCATCGACACGTTCCTCATCGAGCTGACACACTGAAAAGCCGAAATATCCATCATAGAGAAACAGACTTCCAAGGCATCTTTGACTTCTTCAAAAGTGCCGTTCTCCAATTCTTTGACCAAACTATCATTCCCGCAGATGAAGCATGAAATACCTTTCAGCATATCTTCAGTAGCTTCAGGAAGCTCTTTAATAGCTTCCATGACATTATCTCCAGTCATGCCGATATTGGAAAAATGATGAATGGCACGACAGATAATTTTAATTGTAGGAGGTTTAATGGTATAAACCATCCCTCCTATCTCCACATTCATGAAATCCAGCCCTAACAAAGCATCAGAAACCGTTTTTGCTGCTTGATTCATATTCTTAAACTAAAAGGGGGAATGGTATATATCCATCCCCCGGTTATCACTCTTGTGCTTTTACCAATGTTATCTCTTTTTTAAGAGTGGTATCAACTTCAGAAGGAGTGGTTTTAATATCTCCTGACTGAGTGACGTACCCCACTTTCGACACTTCATAGTGAACGGTAGCCCCAGCATTCACCTGCTTTGACTTGACCGTTACACCGTCCAGCTTTACGGTCGCATCGGAAGGAGTAGGTACAATGGTTACTGTAGTTCATGCCTGCAAAGCTTTAATCTGCCCCTCTTCATAGTTATACTCAGAAGAAACACCTTCGATTCCCGGTTCCTGCACCAAGCCTTTTACAGCGATTGCAATTGCCTTATCCGTATTGGCTTCACGGGAAACAATACGGCATTTTGGGAAGATGAACCAGACATCATCATCGGTCAGACAGAACAATGCTTTGTTGATAATAACTTTATCCAAAGCACGCTTCCAACCTACATCTTTAGATGTTGCCTGAATAACATCGCCACCCATGAACGCTTTCTTGGTCTTCCAGTCATATTGTCCGATAGAGAAAGCGGGCGATACTTCTCCCGGCACATCATCGTAACGGTAATTCTTTCCCGTTAATTGGTTCTTGTACCCGGTGACAGAGGCTTCCGTTTCCTCAATCTGCCACGTTTCCCCGTGTACATTCAAAACCTCATCTTTCGCTTTGATAGCGGCTTGAATCAAAGTCTTTGCGATTTCGGGGGTAATGTCTGCCGTTACCTTATCAATGTCGGCAAACAAGATTCTTTTTATTCCTACTGCTGAAATCATAATCTTATAGTTTTACATTTATTACTTCAAATAAAATTCTCACATTCACGTAATGGCATTTCAAAGCTGTATCCGCTTCCGTGCCAATTGATTCGATAGAATAACGATAGGTTGTACCGTCATAGGTGCTTACTACATCATCAAGCAGCTTGCCAGCCTTTCTTTCGAGTTCGTTAAGCCGGATTGTGTTCGCTTCATTCTCGCTTAAATTGGGTACACATAGATTCACTTCTGCGAAAGATTTCTTCCAATACTTTCCCGGCTGTTGTTTCTTCGTGTGGATGACAATCCTTTCGGACTTCAATTCACCCGTCAGCGTTTCACCATCAGGCACTAGATCTATTCCGAAAGCCTTGCAGTCCCGGTAGAGGATGTTTCCTATGTCGGTAGTTACTATCATTCCACAATCTCCCAATCTTCTGCAAATACATCACTGATAGACGGAACCCATGAATCAGCGCGTCCGGTATTCTCATTGTAAATAAGACACTGGCTTGTGTAGTCAATAAAGCCCTTGCCTTTCAGAATAAGGTCTTTTGCTGATTGCGGAATAGATTGCATCTTGGGGATAATATCACTATCAATATGTGCTGGGACCTGTTTGAACACCATTAATCCTTTTCCGTTCCAACCGCTTCTACGAATTGGAAAACCTGCTTTGAGAGCCATAATAGCCATACCAAAATTCATCTTTATTACTTTTGCACCATCAGAACCTTGCATACGCTGTATGCGAGTATCAAGAAGCCGTATATAGTCGAACATTGTACAACACTGCATTTCCAGTAAACACTTGTTGTACATATCATTAACGACTTCATCCATTTTCCCTGAATCTATGAAAGCGGCTAACTTTACATATCTTCCATTGACTTCTTCGGCTTCTATCTGCATACGGTCAAGTGATGTATCGGCGAGTTTATACGCCTCCTCAAACGGTTCCGCTGGCGACCAACTCTCGTACCCGTCAGCATATTTAACGTGATAACCCATGCGCTTTGCATACTCTGCATCAGGCACTCTGCCAACTTGTAATAAATCTCTTTCATAAGCCTCGCCCATTGTCATAGGTTCTGCTTCAATCTGTTTTGTTCCAATGTACTTTTTCATTTTTCAAATTCTTCTTTTAATCGTTTCTCCGCAAATAAAGCAGCACTACTCAAAACATCATACCCTTTAGATTCTACGAATGATGCGTATTCCGCTTCGTTTTTCAATGTCAAACCGTCTTTATTGACATCGTAATCATTGGACGTTCTCAAAGTGAGTGTATGGTCTTGATAATCCCCATGTTCCTCTGCGTACTTCACGGCTTCATCGCCTACATCAATCATCTTCTTTTCGACCTCCCATTCTCCTTCATCGAAAAAGGAG